TTGCTTCATTTCTGCAACAGCTTCTGCAACAGACCTTGGTAATGTCATAGTTCCATCAGCAGTAAACATTGCAACACCAACAACATTGGGTTGTATTTTTGTCAACAAAAACAAAGAATCATTTTTCTGCATCAAGACAGAATTTTGAGACTCAACTTCTTTTTGCATTTTTTGTAATACTTCATTGGGGTCTATTCCCAATCTTTGTGAACTTATTTCAATGATTTCTGATGCTTTCATGTTTTACCCCTTAAATAGTGCCGTTGGCAACAACATTGCCCAACACAGTGAAATTACCTGAAGCATCTATCTTGGCAACAGCAGTAGATGAGTTGTAGATGTACAAGACATTGCTTGTCTCTACAAACGAAAAGTTTGTAAAGTCCCCATCTGCCTTTGAAGTAATCGCAGTTTGGATATTAGTGAACTCAGTATCAATCTCAGTTCCCTTAACAACCTTACCTGCATTGCCTGAAGCTAAAGTATCTTTAGCCGCAAAGTTGGTAGTTTTTGTGTAATTTGCCATGATGTTTCCTTACGCCAGTTTGCCGTTTTTGGCTTGAATTTCAATCTTCTGAATGCTTACGGGTGAACTATTGATTTGCACCTCATAACCTGTTTGAACAACCTTCCCAAAACCACTTGCTTGACCAACCAATGTGCTCAACTGAATACCAGCAGAGTAGTTTGCAACTGGTACACCATTGTCTCCATACTCAGCAATACCATATTCAGCAACAGAAGTAACAGGAATATTCAATGTGGTTGAGTAATATTGACCAGAGAAGTCATAACCCCACTTAATGATGAAGCCTTGGTTAGAGCCGCCAATTACAACTACAGAAATCTTCTTCAAAATAGAAGTAACATTTGCATCACCAAGGTCTGCATAGTTAGTAAAATACTGCATACGATAGGTAGAAGCATGGTCAAGATAAGTCCCATACTTACCAACATATCCATTTTTGCCAATTAGCAAGTCACCATTGCGCTTTGCGTAAAAACAGGTTGGCTCAATACTATCCCAAGTGGTTACCCTAGCACTTCCATCTTGTAATTGTTGCTTTGTATCAAACACATAAACTTGTTTAGTAGTAGGCAAATTCAAAAGATAAAAAGCATTGCTTTCAGAGTAAACAGCCTTAATGTTTGACATGGTTTCGCCAGACACATTAGTCATCAAGTCATTACGCACATTCTTAGACAAGTCCCGCAAAGGTGCTGACTTCTCCTGAATGGTACGCAACAGACTGCGAACACCACTGTTTGACAAGAAAATAATGTCTGAACCAGTAGTAGCAATGGAGTCTCTAGACAAACAACCAATATCTCCAATTGAGTCACTTAAAGACATTGTGGATGGTGTTGTAGCACCTGAGTACACCAGTATCTGACGCTTACCAAAGATATACAAAAACCCATTATGTGCGCCCAAACCCATAATCTGATCTGCGCCATTAGGCCAAACTCTAGAAACATCTAAAGTACCTGATGTACCACCTGTCCAGTTATGTCCTGCCAATAAATCAGAGAAAGTGATAGTAACCTTGTCCGCTAAAGTTTCAGCAACCCATAACCTACCAAAAGACGATATACCAATATTTGCTTGAGGAATAGTTCCTGTATAACCTGATTTCTCACTTACTCTACGAAAAGTTGAAGTGCTAACAGCAGGGTCATAAATCAACGGGTCATAGCCTAATTGAAAGAAGTATGTAATTCCATTCAAGGATGCACATTGCCAATCACTTGCCGTAATAGTAGGTGCAACACCACCCCCACCATAGGTAAGTTCTACAACAGCATTACCAGAGTCAAGTTTAAACAGCTTGTTGTTGCCAGCAAACAAGGTGGTCAAAGTGCCATCAAGTTGCACTAACTCATGTATAACTTTAATGTCGTTAGCGCCAAGAGTGCCACTTGAAGAATTGACTCTTGAAAAACCTTTACGAGAACCAATGCGACCATACTGGTCAATCACACAATTAGTAGCAATAGCCGCAAAACCACTCGCTAAATCTAGCGGTGAGTCTTGGGTATTCAGCCCATAAAATCCGGGCGCTGAAACGCTAAATAATTGCAGTGGCTGTGTCATATCGCTACAAATTCTTGGTTCTCAGGATAGCGGGTGCTTTCCAAAGCAATGTGGTCAGACAACATCGACTTGTAAAGCAAATACGCTTCTGATGATGAAGTACCACCATCTTCACCACGTTCTATCAAAGCCCTTGCATAGGCATTCTGAGCCACTAAAACATCAGGTACAGCCACAACAGTCGAGTCTGCGGCTAACGTAGCCTGTGGCACTGTCAAAGCAAACTTGATCGTATAAACGCCATCAGGTATTGGATATAGATTTACCTTAGTATCGTAACTACCATCAACGCCATCAAAAGCAAATTCTGTAGGAATGGAATTAACAAGTGGAGTAAAGTTTAACTTGCGGTTCATGTCCACAAAAGTGATGTTCATAAGTCCAACATTACTTGTGGTATTGATTACATCCATCACTTGAAACTTCTGACCAGCACCTGTCAAAGAATAAGTAGGTGTAGATGCTACAGTGGTAACTGTAATGGTTTGACCCAAAGCATTCCAAGAAAAAGCATCTTCAATCTGACGCTTGGCATCGTTAACAAACTTGCCAATTAATGTTGAATAGGCAGTTTGATTGTTTGCGGTAACGACAGGTTCTCTGAGTCTAATCAGAACATCGTTAATAAGTTCAAGGTAGGTCATGTTCTTGTCAACCCTTCTTCTTCAAATGTTGCTATAAAAGTAAAAGAACTTGCCGCTTCAGTAGTTATTTTAATTTTGTCGCCTTCTTCCAAAACAATGTAAGCCGCACCATCAAACTGTAAATAGGTTTTTGTTGTAAAGTTATATGCAGTCAAAATATCAAGCGTTGTATCGGCACTTGCGTCATACCATTGAACAGTAATATGCTTGGTATTCCCACCTGTATTGTGTATATACATTACAGTAAATTTGGCGTAATAGCCTCTAGGACAGGTATAGACTGTAGTGTCTACTTCCGCTGTGGGACTAACTCCAACTGATAATGCTCTCATTTCGCTTTTGCCTTGTTCCTTGCGGATATAGCTTTAGCTTTTGCCTTTGCGTCTTCCTTGGAGTTTGCACCCCAAGCCTTCAGCGAAAGAAGCAGTCTTGTTGGTTCACCTTTCTTGTCGTATTCTGCGCCGCTATTACCAGCCATACGAGCCAAGAAACTTGCCCTGCGAGGGTTATCCCCCGACTTTACTGGAGGTTTCAAATTACCACCAGTTTCCGCATTATAAGATGATCTTCCCTTGGCATTCAAGCCGCCTTTTGGATTTTGACCAGCTTTTGTTTGCCAAGTTGGAGATTTCATCACTTCACCTTTTTAGGCTTCTTTGCAGTTTTTGCCGCTTGTTTGAAGTCAGCAGCAGTAGGCGCACCTTTGCTGCCTACCTTACGCATCTTCTCACCAGAACCAGCCTTGATTCGGGCTTGTTTAGCATGAATATTGCTATAAAGTCCAGTCTTCATTTCATCTTCTTCTTGGGCTTGGACATACCAGCTTCAGACAAAGCAATGGCAACTGCCTGTTTAGGATTCTTTACAACCTTACCGCCCTTGCCTGAATGCAAAGTACCTTCCTTGTATTCACCCATGACCTTCTTGATCTTCTTTTGTGGTTTGGTCATCTTCATAGGGTTTCTCCTTAGTACATGATCTTGGCAGTGATAGTGCCTGTTACAAAAACTGTGCAGTTTGCTCGCAAATACTTAGGAGCATTGGCAACTGTAACGAGTCCATCAACAGTCAAAGCAGTGCCGATTGTTGACCAATTTGTACCATCAAGGCTACCTTGCAAAGCAACAGTGGCAGAAGTAATGCCTGAAACTTGCAAGAATGCTGGTTGACCAGCATCAACTTGAACGGCTTTAGAAGCACCTGTAGCGACAACTTCGCTAAGCAACGTGATAGGGGAAGTAATTGATGCCATTATTTGCCTCTTGAAGATTTCTTCATCATGTTGGTAGCAGTCCTACTACCCTTCATAGGCATACCTTTTGGTTTACCAATAGCAACCATGACAGTCACAGGAATGCCCTTTTTCTTGCCGTATTCTTTTGCTTCTTTTTCCCCTTTTTCGGTGTAGGGAAACTTCTTTTTTCCAACTGAAGGCATAGTATTCTCCTTATTTCCAGACTCGATCAGCAACAAAGGTAATAGCACCGCCCATAAACGAAGCGATTGTCATACCCATCCAAAAACCACCTTTGCCCTTATTGGCAAGTTCAAGCAATGCTTTTACATCGTTACTCAATTGAGTTACTTGACCATGCAAAGACTCGACTTGAGCCTCTAACCTACCAAAGTCTCTCGCATCAATTTCAGACATTTGTAACCTTTCGGGGTCTTCCCATACGCTTAATTGTTGGAATGACAGGCGCAAAAGCGGTATCTGTACGCTCAGAGTCAAGGGACTCTATGGTTACTTCTGGTTCGTCTACTCTCACATACCCTTGATGACCCCTCATAGAGTCAATATCATGCTGATATGTGAAAGTTACAGTATTACCTGATTGAAGACAACGAAAAGTAGCCATAAAACCCTTAAATGAGAAAGGGGGGACTAGCCCCCCATTCTTTACACCATGCGAACTACAACGAGTCGCAATGTTGAAGATGCCAAGTCTGCTGTAGAACCTGACTCATTTTGAATGCGGAATTTGACTGTGTTTGCGGCACTGACATAGCCAGTGACTGTTAAACCAACCAAATCTACACCCAAAGATGCACCAATAACCATGTCACCCAAAGCGACACCAGCTACTGTTACATCATCTGTTTCGCCAGCACCATCGACTAGGTTACCAGCGTCAAGGGTGCAACGAACTGACCAAGTATCAGAGAATAAACCCCGAAAACTGTCATTACCTCTGCGTGTTACAACTGCCGTTGCTGTTGCCATTTTGATTTCTCCTAATTAGGGTTAAAAAAGTCCCCCCACCACTAGGGCAGGGGGCGCAACTGCAATTAGGCGGGAACCAAAAGTGCAAACATAGATGCAGATTTGGCTGCACTTACGCTTGCGGCTGAACG